CAACTCGTACCGCCTCGGGTTACTACAGCGACTCCTTTACCGCTTCGGGAACATCAAGCCATGTTTCGTTTTACGATTACATCTCTGGCCGTTCGGCAGGTGATTTTCAGTTTCTTTCATGGGCTTCTGCCGCTCGATGTGCCTTGGTCAATGGCGCTTCGCAGACTGGCGGTAACTTGGTCATCGACGGTCTGCCTACTTCCACCAATGGCCTTGCTCGCGCAGGGGATTGGTTCGAGGTTAATGGCGAACTAAAGCGCCTCACAGCAGACCTTAACTCGGATTCATCAGGTAACGGATACCTGATATTTGAGCCGACGCTGCGAACCTCTCCGGCTAACAACGCACCCGTTATTTTCCGCAATCCGATGGGGCGGTTCCTGCTTGCAGAGGAATCGACTTCGTGGGGAACCCGTCCGGGCATTATCTCTGATATTGAACTCTCGCTCGTCGAGGACATCACATGAGTCGAATAGTCTCGGCTACTAACGCAACCGAGGCTGACAAGCCGTCGATCATTGCGGTCGTTATGGCCGATCTAGACTTTGTTTCTGGAATGGTTCGAGTACACGATGGTTCTGGTAGTTTGTCGTTCGGCGGCAACACCTATCTAGGCGCAGGACAGTTTGCCGGATTAGATGTTATCGACGAGAACGTTGATATTGTCGCTCGCGGAATCAAACTCACCCTCTCTGGCGTTGACTCTACTTTCGTCGTTCCAACTATGACGGAGGTATACCAGAATCGAGACGTTACCCTTTATCTTGGCTTTGTCAGTCCATCGACAGGTGCGCTCATAGCGACTCCAGAAACAATCTGGGAAGGTCGTATGAATCAAATGTCTTTCAAGATTGATAAGGGAACAGCACTGATCGAACTTACTTGTGAGCATCGCTTACGTCGAGAACCTCGCGTTGCTCGATACACAGATGAAGATCAGCGAGTTGTTTTTTCCGGCGATCGTTTCTTCGATTTGATGTATGCCATTCCGGGCTTTATCGGCAAATGGGGTGCGCGTGATTCCTCGTATGGTGGCGGCGGTATGCCAGCATCTCCGACTAATAAAGACCAACAGATGGAAGAAAACTAATGCGCCGTCACGATTGGAGCAGTCAACTGTATTTTCAGATTGACGCTCACAAAAGCAAATCGTTTGAATGGGGCGATAACGATTGTTGTTTATTTGTCGCTCGCGTTGTTGATGCTATGTGCGACAACAATCACGAAATAACTTTGCGCGAGAAGTATCAGGACGAGACATCAGCCCTTGAGTACATTGCTCAATCAGGAGGTATTGCTGCGGCGGTGGATACCTTCATCGGATTGCACAAGGTAGAAGGTCGTCCTATGCGCGGCGACGTTGTTCTTTTCAGCAGCGAAAATGGCGAGACCCTAGGCGTTTGTGTTGGCCGTTATATCGCAGCGATGGGAAAAGATGGCGTCGTTTTTACAGATCGCCCGTCCATGATCTGTTACTGGAGCATTTAAGATGCCGCAAGCAATCCCGAGCATCGTTGGAGCAATTCAATGGTCATACGCTGCGTTAAAAGCAACCGCAGTCGGAAAGGCTTTGATCGCTGTTGCAACAACGATTGCTGTCAATAAAGTAACAGAAGCGCTTGCAAGTAAGCCGAAGATCAGCAAGCAAGCAGCAGATATTGAATATTCTGGAACGGTAGAGCCTCGACGGATTATTTACGGAGAGATTCTAGCCTCTGGGATTAATGTCATCCCGCCTATGACCTCTGGATCGACGAACGAATACCTGCATCAAGTTCTTGCTGTTGCAGGTCACGAATGTAATTCGCTCGGTCAAATTTACTTTAATCGAGCCGCTATCGGTACTGTTTCGTCGATTACTGGAACGGATAACGATGGAAAGGTAACTAGTGGCGTCTATTCTGACAAGGCTTGGGTTCGTCGTTACGTTGGAACAGATACGCAGGCAGTTGACTATAAATTAGCAACTGCAAAGCCTAGCCAATGGACTACGGCTCACGCAGGTAAAGGCGTGGCTTATATTGCTCTGACTTTCCAATACGATGAAGAAGTCTATCGAACCGGAAAGCCAGAAATTACCTGCTTGGTTCAAGGCAAAAAAGTATATGACCCTCGCCTAGACTCTACGCAAACAGGTGGTAGCGGGTCACAGCGCGTCAATGACCCATCGACCTATACTTATTCGTCCAACCCTGCTCTTTGCCTTGCTGACTATCTGATCAGCACGCGCCTAGGATTAGGCGAGGATGAAGCCCGTATTGACTGGGCATTGGTTATGGATGCCGCAGATATTTGCGATGAACTAGTTAACATTCCTGGCTCTACTACCCAGAAGCGTTATACCTGCAACGTCGCATTAACAGCGACGGATCGTTTCGAGGACAACATTCAAACGCTTGCACAAGCGATGGCAGGTGTCTGTTATTACTCTGGCGGCAAGTGGCGTATCTATGCAGGTGCTTGGTCTGCATCTGCCTTTACGCTAAACGATAGTGATCTAGTCGAGGGTGGTATCGACATCGTTACCGCCTTTCCTTACAACCAACGATATAACTCGGTTCGCGGTCAGTTCATCAATAAGGATCGCAACTGGCAGCCGATGGAATATCAGCCGGTGATAAACACTAGTTATGTCACGGCAGACGGCGAGCAGATGTGGTTAGAGACTGACTTTGCTGCTTGTACAAATGAATACGAAGCGCAACGTCACGCTATTCTGCTTTCTCGTAGAAGTCGCAACGGGCAGGTTGCTACCGTTCGCTGTGGGCTTTCAGCATTTGATATTCGCCCGTTTGAAACTGGCACGGTTACATTCTCCGAGATCGGATGGACTAGCAAGACCGTTCGATGTGAGGGATGGAGGTTTAATCCAGAAGGCACAGTTGAGTTGATCCTGCGTGAGGAAGCCTCAACAGATTGGAACGACCCGCTTACGACTGACTACCTGACCCCGACTAGCGTTAGCACTCCGACGCCAGAAATCTACACGCCGCTCCCGCCGACCAACCTTGCGGTCAATACCCTGCAAAGTGGATTTGCCCTGACTTGGACGGCTCCCTCGGTTGTCCCTGTCGGTGCGTTCTACGATGTTTATGAATACACTTCGGCAACGCCGTTTTCGTCTGCCTCTGTCATCTGGCGCGGCATCTCGACTAACGTATTCATTCCAAAGGTAGACACCACGACCCGCTACTATTGGGTGGTTCTAAAGACCCCAGACGGCGCGGAATCATCCCCAGAGCCTCCGGTTACTGGCGTTGCGGCAGGGGCGGCATTTCAGCCATCGACGCTCCTTGCTACGGTCAGCCCGTCCTCTGCGAGCAAGACTGACCCCGCAGCCTCAATCACGACGGCAGGGGTTACGGTCACGGCTACGGGCGGCACGTCGCCTTACACGTACGCATGGACTCGACAGAGCGGATCAGCCTCTATCTCTGCTGATAGCGCATCGGCTGCGAGCACGACCTTTACGGGAACGAGCCTTGTCAGCGGTACGACATACAATGCTGTTTTCCGATGCACGGTTACGGATAACGCAGCAGCCACGGCAACGGTCGATGTTTCGGTCACTATCGTTCGCGCTAACTTCAGCGCGTCGGCAAGCCCTGCCTCTCTGTACGAATCGACCTCGGTCTCTACAGCAACGACTAGCAGCACGACCGTAACGCCTACAGGTGGCGTCTCACCCTATACCTATTCGTGGGCGTTGTACGAAGGCGACACTCTCACCGTTAACAGTTCAACTTCTGCAACAACTACATTCTCGGCTTCTGGCTTGAGCGAGGGCGAGGTTCTGTATTCGACGTATCGCTGCACGGTGACGGATAGCACCTCGGGAACCCCTTTGACAACGACTGCTGATGTGTTGATTACGATAGAGCGACCCGATACGGGTGGACTGCCGCCATGATAGGAGGATTGACGATGATCGACTTTTCTAAATTCAAAGTGCCGACCGGATCACTGCTTGTTGATGGCGGATTGGTTGTTGCCCTTATTATTTGGGGTACGCAGATGACATCAAGCCTTGATGCTATCAGCGCACGATTAGAAAAGGTCGAGCAAACTACGATCCAACCGGAAGCAGATCGTCGCATTGCTGTTATTGAGGCTCGGCTTGCAGACACCACTCAAAGACTTCAATCAATCGAGGCCAAGTTAGATAGGGCATTAGAGCGACGATAAGGGAGGGCAGGTCATGGAAGTATTCGAGATTTTTACTAGGGCATGGCCTGTTATTCTGGCGCTAATTACCTTGATCATTGTCTTGTCAAAACTTGACCTTCGCGTGGCGGTGCTAGAGGACAAGATAAAAACCCTTTTTGATTTACTAAATAAGAAGTCTGACAAATGAACGAACAAATAGAATTATTGCGTGAGCAAGCAAAATCAGAGTTACAACGACTAGAGGCAAATTCATCTGCTAAAGACGTAGCGGGAAAAGCCATCGGAAAGGATGGACTTAAATACATCACCGTTATTGTTGTCATAGGCGTTGCTTCCAGTCTTGTGCTTGATAGCGACAAGATTGCTGCTGTCATGGGCTTGCTTGGAGCATCTCTTACGGCTTTGATTTCTATGCTCAACGGTATCGCCGGAGCAAACGAAAAAGAAGATAAGCCAGAATTTGCAGTTATTAAGGAACTGATCGCCAAACTAGACAGACTAGATCGCAAGGAAATGCCGATGCGTGTAGATGTTGAGGGCAATCATGTGATCGTAACTAAAGGCGATGACGTAGTGAGGGCAAGCAAATGATGACAATGATCTCGACTTTTCTATCTTTCCTCGCTGGCGGCTTGCCAAAGATTCTGCAAGTCTTTCAGGATCGGCAGGACAAGAAGCACGAACTTGCTATCCTCTCTATGCAAAAGGAGCGAGAGTTAGAACTCGCTGCAAAGGGTTTCCAAGCGCAAGCGCACATCGAGGAAATCAAGACCGAACAGATTGCTATGCAGACAGCCGCAGAGGAGCGAGTTGCCTTGTATCAGCACGACATGGAGATCGGCAAAGGCGCAAGTCAATGGATGATCAACCTTCGTGCTTCGGTTCGCCCTGTTGTGACGTACATCTTCGTGCTTGAGTTGGTTGCTATCAACATTGCCGGAGTTTGGTATGCCTACACGACAGGCATCCCATTTGCTGTCGCGATGGAAAACGTATTCAGCGATGACGAAATGCTGATTCTGTCCAGCATCATTGCGTTTTGGTTCGGGACGCAAGCCTTCGCTAAAAAATGAACGTCAGCGCGGAAACGCTTACTCTCATCAAACATCATGAGGGCGTAAGGATGCGCCCGTACCTGTGTCCGGCGCGGCTATGGACGGTCGGCGTCGGGCACGTCTTATACCCAGAGCAAGCAAAACTCCCTGTATCCGATCGATTACAGTTTGCATTGAAGGACGAGGATCGCCGTGTCTGGACTGCTGCTGAAGTGGACGATCTACTTTCTAAAGACCTTGCGAGGTTTGAGCGAGGCGTTGCCCGATATTGCCCTTCTGTTGTTGGTCATCAAGGCAGGTTCGACAGCCTCGTTTCCTTCTCTTTCAACGTGGGTCTGGGGAATCTTCAGCGGTCTGGTCTCCGCATGAAACACAATCGCGGCGACTACGAAGGCGCAGCAGAAGAATTCATGAAATGGACAAAGGGCGGCGGCAGAGTTCTGCCCGGACTAGTTAAGCGACGACTCGACGAGCAACGGTTATACCTGCGAGGTTGAGATGGCGAAAAAAATTCCCGTCGTGCAGATGTATGACGGAGTTTGGTATCGCGTAAAGGGTTACACCTTTACCGAGTGCTGCGATTGCGCTTTGACTCACAAGGAGCAGTTTCGGCTAGTGGACGGGCAACTGGAATGGTCTGCTGTCCGTGACGATCAACGCACCGATGAACGCCGAAAGGAACTCGGTATCAAGGTGAACAGAAAAAAGGTGATTCGTGGTAGCCGCAAAAGCGACCGATGATCAGATCATTAAGACTCTACAAAAGCACAACGGGGTACGCTCTGCTGCTGCTTCTGAACTAGGATTAAACGAAAGAACCCTGCTGCATCGCTTGAAGCGAATGAAGCAAAACGGGCATCTCATACCAGAGTCAACATATCAACCCGGCAAACAAACCCCATCTGCGAGAGAGTTTGAATTCACGCCACTCCCCGATGACGATGTTCCCATCGAGGAACTCATCGAGCAGCGCAAGCGCAAATTCGCACACAAGCGCGAGCATGAGGAAGCATCAAAACTTATCCCGATTCGTATCAAGATTCCCGGCGCTATCGGTCTGCTGCACTTCGGCGATCCGCACGTCGATGATGACGG